AGAAGTCCATTTCTGGGTAACTAAAAATATAGTAAGGTATTCCAAGAACATTACAATTATTTATATCATTCTCGCTTGGAGTATTTGAAGCGTCTGGATGACTATGTACTATACCTACTATATCCACAGATTTTTTTAGTTTTAAATAATCTGAAGATGATATAATAAAATCATCATCGTCAGAAGCAACGTTTTCACAAGGAAAAAACTTTTTCTTTCCCTTTACAATTCCTATTACGCCACATCCTTCTCTTGGGTATTCTTTTTTAAAATGCTCTTGTATATCATCTATCATTTAAACTGTTTCGTTCCTGGAAACCCTCCAAAAGGTAAACAATGGCTAGTGTCTAAAGTATCGTTTGTACTATTTCCTTGAAATCGTACCTTACAAGAAGAAATAAGTTTACCACAAACATCTAATCGAAGCCAATAAGCTCCATTTGTATTTGGATCTTTATTTGTAGGAACTGCTGTGCGTGCTTCCCAAATTTTAGTAGTATTATTATTTGTAGTTTTTACTTTATTTCCGGCACTATAAGTACCAGAAGAACTATAAGCACTAATTGTACTAATGTCTTTTGTAATAACATCATCATTTATATCGTAAAATCTTCCATTGCTGTCAAGAGGCCAATGACATCCTCCCTCTCCTGCAGTAAAATATCCTTGATATCTCCACGGACAGTATTTACCAATAATAACTCGACCAGGAATTACTACTCCCTCTATATCTGCGGGACTTGCTAACTCAAATTCTACAGTAATTGCATTTTCTGAAGCTACTCGATCTACAATATAAGTGCTGGAAGGAAACTCAACAGGAGCTGCTGTAGGAGCAGAATCTGATTGTTTATAAGTATGACTAAATAAAGTTCTTCGATAGGTTACTTCTGTATATAAAAGATCTTTATTAGACTCTATGCCCTCTGCATCTAAAATACTTTTTAAAGTTTCTTCGTCTGCAGTTCCATCACTACCATTACTAAGAGTTCTAGCAAGAGAAGGAATATTTGCAAGGCGCAAAGTTGGACGAGCCTGTGGCCCGTCTGACGTTAAATCAATTCCTTCTAATTCAATTGGTAAAGCAACATATTCTTTTAAATTATAAGTACTTCCACTAATCGTTTTTTCAGGAAAGTAAATATTAGCATTACCAGCCCCTTCCATACCATTAAATAAGTAAACAAGTGTTCCATTTGGAAGAGTAATATCAAATAACTCAACAAGAGAATCATTAACTTCTTGTAATTGTACTGTATCAATTAAATCTGTCACGGCTCATACACTCTTCGTAAATTACAGCTTAATGAATGAAAAGAACCAGAAATATAATTAATATTATATCCGTCACAAACTACTTTTAAATTTGTATCGCCTGCATGATCTGTTACTGTAAATGTAAAACTTTTTGCGGCCTTTGCATCAAAAAATGCAGCAATTTGATTGATAGTTGCAGCAGTGCGATTATTGAAAGAAATACTAAACATATCGTCTTTTGTGTTAATACCATCTTTTACTCGTTGCTCATAGCCATCTCCAAATCTTGCTGTTAATACTCGATGCATAGACTGTCTTGATAGTCCACGATCTGCTACTACAGTAACAGGAGATGAGGGATCACCTGTTGCTATGTCTCCTGCTCCAATTGTAAATTGAAATTGTTGGGCCATTAGGCTACTCCGTATGGGCTAAGCATGCCGCCTGCTCTCTTTTGCTTAGCAAGTTCTTGTTGTACTGCTGCGGATATCGCAACTCCTAATTGTTTAGCCTGGCCTTCTTGATTTTGTACGTTTGTTTGTGCATTTCCTTGATTGTCAACAGCAACATTTACCGTTACATTGTTTTGTTGTCCTGCTCCAGTTAGTTGGACAGGAATCTCTCGTCCATTTGGAAGAGGAACAACAGCTTCTGTACCATGCAAGGTAGCAAGATACCCTGCATCAGGTCCTCTTGCAATTCCTCCGGTTGCATAACTTTTCTCCATTACGCCACCGTATCTAAAGAATTTTCCTCCCACTCCCGCACCTCCAGCTCCTCCAGGAGTAATTGTAGCAGTTGTACCAGTTGTACCAGTAGATACTGTAGCTGCTGTAGCTGCTGTAGCTGCTGCACTACTTCCGCCAAACAGGTTGCCAGTAATAGCACGAAAAATTAACATTTTAATTGTCATTTGAAGAATATACGAAACAATTGATCTAGCCATATCTGCAAATGCTTGTTTTGCGCTTTTTGTTCCACTTAAAATCGCATTAAATGCACTTGACATACCCTCTTCAAAAGTTTTTGCTACTCCATCTGTGAGTACATTTATATCTTCAAGTTCACTTCTCATAAGTTTTAGCTTATCTATGTTTCTCACTAAATCTGCTATGGCCGCTGCTCCTTCAGTGGCTACTCCGATTTGTGCTGTTCTTCTCGCACCTGGCAATGTGCCAATAACTGCGTCAACAGCATTAATTGCATTATCTGCTGCAATTGATATTCCTGGATTTTCTTTTCTATTCTGTATTTCTATTGTCCTTAATCTTTCTTTTTCTAATTTAAATTGAGCCTCAAGTAAATCATACTCTATATCAATTAAGTCCATTTTTCTTTTTACTTCATTTACAATCTGTTCTTCTTTTTGCTTGAGAAGTTCAGTTTCAAATTTAATTCTTGCATCTAACTCTCTTCGTTCTTGGTTTATGTAGCCAAAAGGTCCGCTTGCAGTTACTGCTAAGCTTTGTTCCATATCTGCACGAGCTTGTTGAGTTGCTATATCTTGAATTTTTTGTCGCGTAGCAGCTTGCTTTTGTAGTTCTTGGGTTACTTTTTGCTCTACTTGTAGTATTGATTGTTCTAACCCTAATCTTTCTTGCTCGTTTCGAATGGTTTCAAGGTCTTTCGCAAGGTCTCGTTTAGTTTCTAATATTCCTGCAATTTTTTGCTCTAACTCAAGTTCTAACGTCAATTTTTCTAAAGCATTTATATCATCTTGCTCGAGTCCGTCTGCCAACGCCTTTTTAGTAAATACTATATCATTTATTTTTTGTTCGATATCTAGCTGCTTATCTACACTAGCAGTTACAGCATTCTGGGCTTCTCTAAGTGCTCGAGAGCCTGCAGCTTGTCCTACTACTTCATTTGTAAGTTTTATTTGTGTATTTAACTGCCGCTCTGCAGATTTTTGTGCACTTTGTCTAAATTCGTCTATTAACTCTATTTCATTTCGCAGACGTTCAAGAGTCTTAGTTTGGGCGTTGGACAAGCCTCCACCTTCTTTGACCACCTCGAGTGCATCTGCTTGTTTTTCTAAAGCGTCTAGTGTATTTTGTGCTCCTGATTTTGGAGAAATAGTATTTTGAAAACTTCGAAGTTGAGCAGTAGCATCTTTAGCTAGCTTAGGAAGCTCGTTAATTGAGCTTCCTAGTTCCATGGCCGCAACAGCTGCAGCTTGTATTGTTTTTGGCTCTGCGCCAGGATCCTCTAAAAGGTTTTTAAAATTAGTAAAAGCCGTAAAACTTCTACCTGTTTCTTTTTCTAAAATATCAATTGTTGTAATTATATTCTGAAAAAACTTATTCGCTTCGGTTGCTGATTCAGGTATTTCTTCTATTGGCCCGGCTCGTCTTGCTTTTCTTCCACGAGATCCCGGCTGCTCCCTTGCCGCGGTGGCTTTAGCTACTCTCTCACTTTCTACTGAGAACTGTTTAAAATCTTTTATAGTTTGTGTAAGAGTCTTCGAATCTATGCTTGAGAGTACGTTAGCTATATTACCAAAACCTGCAGCACTTGTCGTGCCCCTAGCTATAACTCCTTGTATTTGTGCAAAGTTTATTAGTTCTTTGTTTAAATCTGCAATTTTCTTTCTTTGGCCTTCAAGAACAGTCTCTGAGAGTGGAGTTTTTTCAGTATCCTCTTCTTTAATAAACAATGATCTAAGTAATTGAAAAGCAGTTATAGCAATGCCTAAGTAACCTGCAAAATTTAAAATTCTTACGCCAAAATTTAATATAGCAGCACTAGCAGTTTTAATTGCAGTAGCCATTTTAGTATAGTGTAACGTAGCTTGTGTTGTGTAGATTTGTGTTTTTGAAAGTTTATTTTGTTCTGCTAGCTCCATTTGCTGAAAAGCTTTTTGCATATCTAAAGCTATTTCTGCACTTAAACCTTTAAATATACCTTTAGTAACAATACCATGTTTTATATAATCTTTTTCTAGTGCTCCTAATGCTTTTTTAAGGTTGGCTCTATTGGGACCTTTAGTTAAAGTGTCGCCTTCAGCAACTTGACTTATAATTGGTGATTTAGCACCTGCATCTTTTGCTGCCTTGCCTGCTTTTTGAAAATTACTTTGTAAAGTACCAAGATTATTGCTTGCTAATTTTGCTTGTTGTTGTACTTTCTCTAAAGATTTTACTTGTAAATCTGCTGATTTTTTCGCTTCATTTGCAATATCTGCAAAGCTGATCCCCATAGCTGCTAAAGGACCCCGCAATAGTAGTAAAAAAGAAGCAATAGCTAAAGAAGGCGTATCTTGCAAAACTTTTGCTAAGGGCCCGACTACTACATCTACCAATTTTTGAATTTTCATTACAATATCGTCGAAAGCCTTTCCGAGCTGAGCATATTGGTTAGGACTTCTGCCGACTATATCTAGTACTTCACTATATTTTTTCTCTGCCTGAGCTAAAACATCATTTACGACTGCTTGACTTCTTTCAAAAGGAGTTAGCTCCTCTCCTGCTTTATCTATTGCAAGACCATACTCTCTAGTAGCATCTTCCAGTCGAAGAATAATACCTAATTCATCTAATAATTCTGGTTCTGCTTTTGTAACACCTCTTACCAAACGATTAAAAGAGTCTGTTACGTCTCTTCCTAAAATTTGTGAAGCATCATTCGCAGCTTTGCCAAGTCTTGTTAGCTGATCTGCATTTAATCCTGCAGCAGTTCCTATTGCAGCAGCTTGAGCGGCATCTCTGAAGGCTATTTGTGCATTTGTAGCCTCAACTATATCGTTAGTTAAACTTTTTAAAGCAATACCAGTAGCAGAAGCATAAGCAGCTTGACCTGCTTGTAATGCCTTTAACTCTCCTGCTCCTTTTAAGAAGTTAAATGCAGCAGAGACAGCAAACAAAGAGGCAGCTAATGAAGCATAAGCTCCTACTAAGCCTCCCATACCTTGTTGCATTTTTGAAAAGTTTTTTGAAGCATTTGAGGATGCTTGTGCAGCTCCTTTAGTATTTCTATCATAGGTTTTAGCAGAGCCCGCTGCCTTTTGTTGAGATTTATCTACGTCGTCTAACCTTTCGCGCAATTTTTTTGCACTAATAGTGGCTTTCTGCATTTTGCCATTGACTTCAATATCAATTGTAATTTTCTTTGCCATTAGCCTTTAATATTATGGGTGTAGTTTTTTCCACCGCCTTGTTGCTTGCGTTCTTGTTGTTTACGTTTTTGCTCTGCTTTATCTGCTTTATACTCTACTAATTTTCTCTCATATGTTTTCATAATGTAGAGTATTGTCTTTGGGTTCTCTACTTCATATACATCAAAAAAGTATTCTATACCATTCCAATGTTTTCCCATGTATGTTCCACTCATTCCTTCCCAGTAATCTGGAAGAAGGCTGAACATAAAAAATGCCACTTGAACCTCTTCTGGAAAATCAGAAGGGTCGAGCGGCATTTTGGCAGGGTCGGGCTCTTGGCCCATTTGTTCGCAAACAAGCAAATACTTGTCTACATCCATTTTAGAGTCAGACTCGTTTACATAACGAGTTAATAGAGACTCAATGGCCTCTATTTGCTCCCAGTAAAATTTTCAAGGTCACCTACTGTCTCTGTTACCCAAGTATCAAATACATTTGAGTTTCTCATGAGAGTTTCGGCATTGTCTTGTGTATAAACTAGTTCGTCATCTGAGTCTAGGTGCGAGATATCTACCAAAAGAAGCTCTTCTAGGTAAGAATATTTTAGACCTGACCATCCTTTGATTACTGCTCTGCAATACTCAACAAGAAATTTTTCTTCATCAAGTACTTCTTCAGGCTGACGAGTTTTTTTATCAAATTTTGTGCTAACACACTTTTTACGTAGCTTTAACAGTTCTTCTCGTGCTAAGTAGCAGAGAGAAACTTCCATGCCAGAATGACCAGGAAATTCCATAGAAACTGTTTTGCTTGGAGTCATAAGACTCGCTAATGAAACGGGTGAATCACTCATTTTTGTATCCTTTTGAAAGTATTTTTATATTGTGTAATTATAGTAGACGAGAGGTAAAAAGTCAAGAACTTTTTTTCAGAGGGGAGAAGAAAAACCCGCCGAAGCGGGTTTGTTTTACTAAAGTTAATTAAGAATTAGTTCCTTTGTAAGTCAAAGTTACTTCATTAGCATCTGTCAAGTTTTTCGGCAGAGCGTGGAAGGTTGTTTCCAAAGAAATAACATCTTCAATTTGGTGCGTAGGAATATCAATGTGACAAGAGGGGAATGTAGCTACAAGATTTGGAGCTGTAGATCCACCAATTACAAATTCAACATTGAAACTGTTTCGTACAATATCTGTCGCGGCGGCAAGATCTGCGAAAAACTTTGCACTTCGGCTTTCATTTGCGGCTAGACCAGTATCATCATCATTTAAATAACAAGTAAAACTACCTGAAATTGTACGGTTGCCAGTTACGTGACCAATAGGAGTATTTACCTTACAAAGCTCTTCTGGAGTAAGGAAAGTAATATTGTTTTCAAAATTAATACTTCCGCCAGTAAGAGTTAGGTGATATGACTTGTCAAAGTCTGCTGTAGAATCACCTCCCTGATCTCTATCCACATCTTCATCAAAAGTACCAAAAGTACCTTCTGATGTACTATCAGGATGAAGAGCTAAAGAGGTAATACGATTACGTAAGAAGTTATGAGTAGCATCAACACCTCCGTGAGCTAAACGTCCTGCTACACTAGTGCCTACGCTATTTAACTCCGCTTGTTGAGTAATAGTTTTACCAAAACCAGACCAGTTAATTGTAGTGATCCCATCAATATCAAAGTCAATACCTGCAGTATTTACTACACAATCAGTAAGTTTATAAATAGTTTGTCCTGTGTCTGAACCAAAATCATTTTCACTTGCGCCGACATCACAACCTCCTAGTACAAAAAACAAATTAAATGTACCGAGTTCGGATACATCAGAGTGTGTTCCAACAACTTGCATGTTGCCTGCGGCACGAGTAATGGCCGCAGGGGACCATAAAGCATCAGTTGCCGCATCACTAGCTTGTTCTGCAGTATAAGAGGTTGCTCCGAAGAAGAATGCCCAAAGAGCTTCTTCAACTGCTGTATGAGCATTGCTAGCTTTTGCACTTTCTGAACCACCTGTTTTAAATGGACGAGCATACGTTGAAAAAGACCACTCTGCAGGCTCGAGAGCATTTGTAAACATTGCACGACCACGATTAGAGGCACCCGAAGAATCTTGCATCTCATTTAAAGTTACTTCGGTAGTAGCAGTCGCTTGTGAAAAAGAGTAGCCGTCTAATACTGGAATTTTCCAATAAACGCCCCCTTTTTCCAAATACACGTTAGTATTACGTGATAGTTGAATTGTTGCTGCCATAGCATATCTCCTAAAGATTGAAAGGACAAGGACGTGAACTTTTGTTCGTGCCTGTCGTTTCTAATAATGAACCTGAACGAGTACTTCTCCTACTCCAAAAGGCTCAAGAACTCCTTCATCAGTATCAATACTGACTATAAGAATATCATAAGTATATTGAGTATTTCCTTGCTTATCTAAATAAGCTAGTCTTCCATTTTCTTCTATAACTGTTTCTACATCTTCAAGTAACTCATCTAAAGCTTCAACAGCATCTGTTTCTTTTACATAACAACGAATAGTAATATTTAAGAAACGATCTTTATAACCTCCTGCTTGATACTCTCTAGTTTCAGAGCCAGAATTTAAATGAAGTGCTGGAAAAGTATCTACTTCATCCCAGAACTTTAAACGAGGATGTACGTTATCAAATACATCTGTTAAAAATCCACCAGTTTGGTTTATGCCTTTTAACTTGTCTACTAAGGCTGTTACAATTGAAGCCCTACGAGTGGTGTACTGTCTATGATCTATACTCATTACACTCTCCTAGTGTAGAATCTTCCAATAGCAAACTGTGCGGCAATTTCTCGTATAGATCGATCAATAAGTTTTCTTGGATCTCTATCTGGACTACCTTGAACAGATCCTTTTTCAAATGTTTGGTAAGGATTTTTTCTGTAAGTATATCCAATACTTGGAAAACCTTGAGCAGTTGTAGCTATATCTGTAACTCTAACAGAAGACGCAAACCTGCCTGTTCTATAATTTAGTGCAGGATCTCCCATATTTTTTGCTACTGTATTAGGAAGTTGTTGACTTAGTACTCCCAATAATTGCAAAGGTTTTGCAGAGGGACTTGCACTTCTTGCTATCTTTGCGGTTTTTACAGTTTTTCTTCTTGCTTTGGTTTTCTTTACTTTTGTACCCTCTGCTGTTTTAGACTTTGTAGGAGTAGGTTTTTTTGCTTTATAATTCTTTTTTCTCCCCTCACCTAAATAATCTAAAAAAGCATCTTCAACATCTTTTTCAATGTCAGGAGAGCCTTTAATATTTGAAATATTTATTTCTCCTAAGTACTTACTAAATATTTTTTCATCTTCTTGAATTACTGAAGAAAATATTTCACCTACCCAGGCCGCCAATCTTCCTTTATATTGGTTTAGTTCTTCGTATTCTGCTTCTATTCGAATAGTGCCACTAAGGCCTTTAACTATACTAACATCTTTTTGCCATTCTGCTGTAATATCTGGCCCTGCTTGTGCTATGTCTCCTAGGCTTTGAATTAGATCTATTTTACTAGGAGCACCTGTAATATCTTCTATCTTATCTATTTCTTTAGTTACTTTATACAGAGCCAATAATTTTTTGCGCTCTATATCAGTAAGTACTTTAGAAGTAGCATCTCCATCTAAAACAAGTGCTATGTTTGCTCTTAAAACAGATACATTTTTATGTCCAAACTGATATCCTTCTTTTAATTCAGGAATTAGTTTTGTATAAAAGTTTTTAATCTGTCTAAAATTTGCTCTATCACTTGCTATTTTTGTAGCACTACGAATTTGTATCTTTCCTTCGCCACCCAAAGGCCCCAGATCTATAGTTTCTCTTGACGTTTCAATTTCTTCTGCTGATTTACCTTCTATAGCCTTATTATATGCTTCTATGAACGAATTGTAGTTTTTATAGTATTTTTCGTCAAGTTCAAATATTTGCTTAACTTCTTTTCTTCTATCTATTAGCTTACGCAATTTTCGTGAAGCTGTAAATCTGCGCTGTAAAGCAAATTTTACTAGCTCTTCTATACTTCTTGGATTACTAGCAGACATTAAAAGTTCTTATACAAATCTAAAACTCGTTTTATATGGTCAGGAAATCCTTTGCTTTCTCCACTAGGAGCATTCTCCATAGTAGCCCCTGCCAGCGTTCTTCGAGTTTTGTGTTCATCTTTGAAATAATAGTTTATTAAATCAATGACTGCAATTTGAAGGTCTGCCGGAGTTTCTGCATATCCTGCAGTGTAAGTTACTTTTACAGCTCCCGCTCCTTGCGGCCATGGTTGATAACTAGAGCCAGTAACATGTAGTACACTATCCGTCTTCTTGTCGAGATAATATTCTGTAGTTGGCACGGTGCTGTAACTAGATGCTACTGACTCTCTAGATTCTACTGATACAATATTATTAACTGGACTTTCAGTAAGCTGCACAATATGAGTGCTCCAGTTAATATTAAATTCTTCTACTTTATTAGTGGAATAAAAATCAATTATACTATTTCCACAATAAGTTTTTACTAATTGACTTACAGAGTTAATAATCCTATCGAGCTTATAATCATCTCTTGGATTAGAAATACCTTCAGCTTCTTTGAACTGGTTTAATGTAATTAAATTAGCCATAAGTAAATTAGTAAAAACTTGGGGAGGAAACCCTCCCCAGTTTATTTGTTATCTATTATGCGTTAGCAGCATAGATGAGTGAAGTAGCGGCAACCGTAGTTTCAAGAGCTGTGAAGCCAAGTGATTGGCTAGCTACAAGAACATTACGCTGTTTTGCTACTTGGTACTCAGTTTCGATATTCACGCCACGTAAGCGAGGAACAACGAACCGAGAGGTGTTGACTACAAGGGCTGCAGTCCCTTGATCTGCTGGAGCAAGTACATCGGATACAATTACGGGTGACCCGAAGAGAGTACCGAACATACCGTTGATATTAGCAGCAATATCAGAACCTGCCTTATCGACAGTAGTGAAATCGCCATCTTCAGCAAGAAGGTCATAGTATGCATCAAGGCCTACGATATAAACAATACTACCTACGTCAATACCATACTTGCCAAGTCCTTCACGACCCTGACGAAGCATTGAAGCGGTAAATGCAGGAGCACCATCTTGCTGAGCTGTGATACTTACCTGAGTAGATCGGAAGCCAGTACCTTTGTCTGATCCATTACCACCTGCGAGACCAGCAATAACACCTGATGTACCATAAAGGAAGGCTTTATCAGTTGCTTTTGCGTGAGCACGCGCGAGTGCAGAAGTAATCATTGGAACGAAAGGAACCAAAGACTGCTCATCTACATCATTATCAATGAATGTACCAGCAACGAGTCGCTGAGTATTCATCACACGGTTGGCAACATCAAACTGACCGTTAGTGCCGCCTACAGTGTCCAAACGGTTGTTAGCAGTATCTATGTCATAGTCTTGACCAACAAAAGTTGCATCATTGACATCTGCTACGAAAGGCATTACAGTTGCACCTGAGTTTACAGGAATTTCACGGAACAAGCCTGCAATCTTAGTTTCGAGCTTTAGCTCTTCTTCAAACTGCTGACTAACTGTAATATCAAGATTTGCAGAAGTGGTTTGTGAACCAAAATCTAGTCCAGCCTTCTCAATGACTTCACGACCAAGTACAGTATCGTATCCAGTCTTTGTCATTGCACCAAGAACGCGTGCTTCGAGAGCCTTACGACCGTCGATTTTATTATCGCGCGAACTAAAG